CGATGAAAAAGATCGTCCAAGAATTGCTCGACAGCGGAAAAACGATTCAAGAGATCAGCAAACAGCTTGGCATGAAACCGGAAGAAGTATTTCGTTTATCGAATTTCAGCCGAGAGGAATTTTTGGAGATTCTCACACAACATCAGCAACAATACAGCAAAGCGCGAGTGTATAAGGAAATGTAGAGGTGTCGGCGATGACAAAGAAACGAGGAGCAGGAGGAAGACCGACGAAGCTTACTCCCGAATTGCAGGAAGAACTTGTGAAAGTGATTCGGGCAGGAAACTACATCGAAACGGCTTGTGCTTATGTGGGGATCAACAAAACAACGTTTTACGATTGGCTAAAACGCGGCGCGCGGGAGAAAGAACGTCTAGCGAAGAACCCGAATGCGCGGCCGAAGAAAAGTGAACAGCCGTTTGTCGAGTTATCCAACGCAGTAGAAAAGGCATTGGCGCAAGCGGAGATACGAGATGTAGCGATCATCGGCAAGGCGGCGGAAGAAAATTGGCAGGCGGCCGCATGGCGGCTTGAGCGAAAGTTTCCCGAACGGTGGGGGCGCAAAGACCGCCTAACGGCAGACTTGAACCATTCGGGGCAGGTGGCGAATCATGGGCAATACGAAATCAGAGTGGAACACAACATCGCCAGCGAGCTTCTCGAAGACGAAGAAGCAAGGGAGCTTATCAAACGACTTATCCGAAAGCGCAATGCTATTAAGCGAGATACTGAATAATTTAGACACGCTCGAAAAAGAGTTAGCCAAAGAAGATTATTCGGTCTATTTGGAATACACCCATTTTGGGCGCTATCGCCCGTCTCGACATTCGGATTTGATTTGCGATTATCTCATGAGAGTGGAGCGCGGCGAAATCGACCGTCTCATGATATTCATGCCGCCGCGGCATTCCAAGTCCATGACCGTTACGGAGACATTCCCGTCATGGTTTATCGGGCGCGATCCAAACAGGCGAGTCATCGAAGTCTCCTACGGCGATTCATTAGCAAGGCGGTTCGGGAAGGCCAACCGTCAAAAGATCGAACTGTTTGGCGAGGAATTGTTTGGCATCCGTCTTTCAAGAGACGTTAATTCGGTGACGAGTTGGGACGTCGAAGGGTACCGCGGCGGGATGATTTCGGTCGGGATCGGCGGAGGGATTACCGGGCAAGGCGCGGACTTGCTCATCATCGACGACCCGATCAAGAACCGCAAAGAGGCGGATTCGCTCACGTATCGAAACATGCTATGGAACGAATGGCAAAACACGCTATCCACCCGTTTGCAACCCGGCGGGCGGGTGATTCTGATTTTGACGCGGTGGCATGAAGACGACCTTGCCGGCCGGCTTTTAGAACACGAGCCGGAGCGCTGGACGGTGCTTTCTTTGCCTGCGATTTGCGATTCCGAAAACGACTTGTTGGGACGGAAAATCGGCGAGCCGCTGTGGCCGGAGTATGGATTTGACGAGAAATGGGCGGAGGAAACGAAGAAATCAGTCGGATCACGGACATGGAACGCGCTATACCAACAGCGCCCAACGCCGCCAAGCGGCGCGATCATTCACCGCTCGTGGTTCAAATATTACAAGCAAGCCCCTCAAATGGACGAATATATCCAATCATGGGATTTTGCATTCAAGGATACCAATGACGGCTCGTTTGTCGTCGGTCAAGTATGGGGCAGAAAAGGAGCGGACAAATACCTGCTTGACCAAGTCCGTGCGAAGCTGTCTTTCACCGAGTCGATCCGCGCGATTGTCTCGCTGACGTCTAAGTGGCCGCAGGCGCAAGCGAAACTCATCGAAGACCGCGCGAACGGGACAGCGATCATCAACGCGTTGCGTCATCAAATCAGCGGCATGTTGCCGGTTGTGCCGAATGGAACGAAAGTCGAGCGGCTGAATGCCGTATCGCCGCAATTCGAAGCCGGAAACGTCTATATTCCGCATCCGAGCATCGCGCCGTGGGTGCATGATTACGTCGAGGAATTGGTGGCGTTTCCGAACGCGCCGACCGACGACCAAGTGGACGCGACGTCACAAGCGTTGCGATACCTCGACCGAGCCGGAACGAAAGGAACGGTCAAGGTTGATATTTTCTAATGGAAAGGAGGGAACGACATGGAGAAGAAAGCGGTAGCCAAGGCGTATGTGTTAAGCGACGGCGAAGTCATCGAAGAAAGCACACTCGAACGCTATGCGATCAAGCAAGGGGAATCAAGAGCCCTTCCAAGCGACCGTTTTAACGGCTCATACGGGGAATTGGGACTTGTCGAACCGTTATACAACTTCGAAGCATTGGCGCAACTGCTCGAACTCAACCCATATCATTATCGGGCGGTCAAAACGAAAGCAAGGGATACCGCAGGGTTAGGGTGGTATCTTGAACCGAAAACGAACAACCCAAGCGAACAGCAACGCGAGATTGCGATGCAATTTTTAGAGAACCCGAACCCGTACAAGACGCTGACCGACATCAACAACAACGTGATGGTGGACTATGATTCCATCGGGAACGGCTACTACGAAGTCATTCGAGACGAAAATGGAACGCTGATCGGTCTTGAACATATTCCGGGGCATACCGTTCGCGTTCATCAGGATATGAACCGATATTGCCAAATTCGTGGTTCGAGGAAGGTATGGTTTAAGCGGTTTGGCTTTGAAGATGACGTGGACTACGTGACGGGCGAAATCGCGCCTGCCGGTTCAATTCCGATCGAACGACGGGCAACAGAAATCATTCACGTCCACAATTATACGAGCCGGAGCGACTATTACGGCTTGCCGGATATTCTCCCTGCACTAAGCGCGATCATTTCCGACCGGGAGCGGGCGGAGTACAACATCAGCTTCTTTGAAAATCATGCCGTTCCTGCCTACGTCGTGACGGTGACAGGAGCGGAACTCGACGAGCAAACGAAACAATTGATCCGCCGCTACTTTCAACAGGACATCAAGAAAAACCGGCATTCAACCCTTGTAGTGACGGCGCAAAAGCCGCAAGGTGATTTCTCAGACACGCCAGTCGAAATCAAGTTCCAAGCGTTGTCTGTGGAGACGAAGGAAGCAAGTTTCCGCATGTTGAGGGTGGACAATCGCGATGAGATTTTGTCCGCGCATGGTGTTCCGCCTTATCGTGCAGGGATTGTCGTCGAGGGGTCGCTTGGCGGCTCAACGGCGAGGGAATCGTCCGAGATTTACAAGCAGTCAGTCATCGAGCCGCGGCAGGACATGCTTGAAAATGTGCTGAACCGCTTGCTGTCAGTCGGGCTAGGAATCACCGATTGGCGTTTCCGCTTCAAAGACATTGATACGAAAGACACGCAAGCGAAAATCGAAGAATTGCGATTCCTGTTTGAGGTGGGCGCGTACAGCCCGAACATGATTTTGCGCGAACTAGGCAAAGATCCGATTGACGATCCAAACCTAGACCGGCATTTCATTTTCGGGCAACCGCTTGACGCTTCACAAGAAGAGACGAACGCGATTCTGAACTCGCTGAAACAGTTGCACGCCAAGCTCATTGACATCGCTACGAAAGAAGGCGGCAAGCATGTGTGAAGTGTGCAAGCTGTTGGACATGGATCGCGAGCTTGTCGCGTTCCTTGTTGAGCGCGGCGCGCTTCCTGCTTTCAAAGAGCAAGACGAGCGGATCGTCGAAATCGAAGAAAAGTTGGCGCGCCGGTTGGTCAGCTTGCAAGTCGGGCTTGAGAGCCTATTCATTCAGCGGTTGCGCGAGCTTGGCTATATCCCGCTGTCGATTCTCGAACAGGAAACGTTTATTGCCGAGATTTTAGACCCGATTTTCGCAGACATGGGGGAAGAGATCGCTGAAGCCGCTGTTGAAAGTGCGGTCGTGGCGCGGCAATTGACGTTTGAAGAAATTCTTGAACAAGGGCTGGAATTGGTGTTTACGGAATTCAATGAACGCGTTCTCGAAGAATTGCGAGAGCGCGTTTATGTGTTTTCGGACGATACATTCCGGCGAATTAAAGGCGATTTCCGCGCTACGTTGATTCGCGGCTATGAAGAAGGAAAAGGGATTGACGACATCGCCGTGGATTTGCGCGCGGACTTTCAAGATTTGCGCGATCATCGGTTGCGGACAATCGCGAGGACGGAAGTTCAGGGAGCGCAAAACATCGGCATTGTCCAGACCATGCAAGACTACAACGTCCAGTATAAGCAGTGGCTGACGGTGAGAGACAGTCGAGTGAGGGGAAGAAACCCGAAAGACCGTGCCGATCATTATTCGCTTCACGGGCAAGTGGTGCGGATGGATGAACGATTCTCAAACGGGCTGATGCACCCGTTGGATCGCTCCGGCCCCATCGAGGAATGGATCAACTGTCGATGCCGATGCCG